AAGGTAATGGAAGCTGACTTTGCACAGCTTGAGTTTCGTGCCGCCGCATTCTTATCACAAGATGGAGTTGCAATTGAAGAAGTATCTACTGGATTTGATGTACACAGTTACACCGCTGAAGTTATTAGTACCGCTGGTCAACCTACGAGTAGGCAGGATGCGAAGGCGCATACATTCGCGCCGTTATATGGAGCAACAGGCTTTGGAAGAACACAAGCAGAAGCCGCCTACTACCAGCACTTCACGCAGAAATACCAAGGAGTTGCCGATTGGCATTCCCGATTGGCTACGGAGGCTATAAACAAGCGTATGATTACTACGCCATCAGGTAGGCAGTTTGCTTTCCCCGATGTCAAGCGTAACGTACGAGGTAGAGTATCTCACTTTACCCAAATAAAGAACTACCCTGTGCAATCATTTGCTACCGCAGATATTGTACCATTAGCTTTACTACACATAGAAAAATTACTTGACGGTATGCAATCTTGTGTGGTAAATAGTGTTCACGATAGTATTGTAATTGACGTTCATCCAGATGAAGAAAGGATGGTAGTAGGAGTGATTGAACGTACTAATGAGGAATTACCTAAACTCATACTGCTACGATGGAACGTACAGTTTAATGTACCACTATTGCTTGAAGCAAAAATTGGTCCGAATTGGCTTGACGTTAAAGATGTGGCATGATATAACTAAGACTTTCTAACTCAACATAAGGAGTACATAATATGGAACTGACAACAATCGACACTAACAATTATGAGGCAATGGCAAAGGCAATGGGCATTGCTAACGAGAAGAGTGAGCGTAAGCAATCAAGTACACTTGCTCGTCTACGTATCAATCACTCACCTATCATGGGTGAGGCAGAAGTAAATGGTAAGAAGGTTAATATGGAAGTTGTTTCTGGCGGCACATATAAGCTAGAGATTCCTGATGGACCAACTTACTATGCCGAGTCCATTGATATTCGTCCGTTCATGCAACGCTTTATGTACAAGCGTTTTATTCGTGGTGAGAATGGTCAAGCAAATCGTTATGTCAAGACTGTCATGGCAGATGATTTGAACATTGACCTAAAGGATAACGATGGCGGCTTCAACTGTGGCAAACCTGCTGGCTACATCCAAGACTTCAAGGCATTGCCAGAGAAGACACAGGAACTAATCAAGACTATCAAGCGTGTTCGTGTGGTACTTGGTACAGTTGAATTGATTAACGCTACTGATACCTCTGGTAACCCTGTTACAGTGGATGCAACACCATTCATCTGGGAGATAGATAACCGTGATGCCTTTAAGAATGTAGGCACTGCGTTTAGCCAACTCGCAAAGATGAAGCGTCTTCCTGTACAGCACATTATTACTGCCAATTCAGAGGAACGTAAGATTCCTACAGGTGCAGTGTACTATGTACCTACCGTATCTCTTGACGTAACTAATACACTTGACCTTACAGATAAAGAGCAAGCTGTGTTCAGTGACTTCATGCAATGGGTACAGAACTACAACGAGTACATCGTCAATATGTGGACAACTAAAGTCAATGAACACGATGATGATGATGACGAATACATCGTTGATGGTGTCGTTGATATTGATGTAGACGAAGTGGAAGTAGCATAATGAATCATCCTGCTGAACTAGCACTGCATCAGTATATGACAGATGCAGTCAACGGCAAGTCAACTATGTCTGACGATACCATTAAACAGGTATCCGATGACGTGGCTGATTCGTTGAAGCGACAGTTCGGCGATGGTAAAAAGCGGGGCGATTTCAGACTGCGTATGTCTAATGTGGGTCGCCCCACTTGCCAACTCTGGTTTGAAAAGAACGAACCAGAGAAGGCACTTCCATTTCCGACAACATTCATAATGAACATGATGCTTGGGGATATAGTTGAGGCTGTCTTCAAGGGTCTGCTAAAAGAAGCAGGAGTTAAATATGAAGATTCTGAACAAGTTACTCTTAACCTTGAGGATGGTACATCCATCAACGGCTCATATGATATTGTTATTGACGGTGCTGTTGACGATGTTAAGTCTGCATCTAACTGGTCCTATACAAACAAGTTTGCTTCGTATGATTCCCTAGCGGAGCATGATAGCTTTGGTTATGTTGGTCAGCTTGCTGGCTATGCTAAAGCATCAGGCAAACGTGCTGGTGGTTGGTGGGTAGTGAACAAAGCCAATGGAGACTTTAAGTATGTGCCAGCTACAGGTCTTGACATGGACACAGAAATAGGTAATATTCAAGACACGGTTGCTAAAGTAAAGGCTGATAAGTTTGAGCGTTGCTTCGAGGCTGTGCCTGAAACATTCAACAGGACACCAACAGGTAACACAGTACTGAATGAGGGCTGTACATTCTGCTCTTACAGGTTCTCTTGTTGGCCTACCCTTGAAGAACGTCCTGCGTTAGAGTCTAAGGCTAAGACACCAAAGACTGTGGCATATATAAGTATTGCAGAGAAGTACAAGTAATGCCTAACGCAAAACAGTTTCTAGCCGCACGTAAGTATGGCTACCGCAGTGGTTTGGAACATAAGATTTCCCTCTATCTTGAGCAACAAAAAGTTCAGTATGAGTATGAGAAACTCAAGATAGAGTGGGAAGACTTAGCTTATCGAACCTACACACCAGACTTTGTATTAGAGAATGGTATCATTATTGAATCGAAAGGAATGTTTACAGCGGCAGACAGACGAAAGCATCTAGCGATTAAGAAGCAACATCCTAATCTTGACCTTCGCTTTGTCTTTGAGAACAGTAGACGAAAGCTACGTAAAGGTGCTAAGTCTAATTATGGAGAGTGGTGTATAAAATATGGCTTTAGATACTATGACCGCATCATTCCAGAGGATTGGCTAAAAGAGAAGGGTACAAATACCCATCCAAAGTTTATCAAGTTTAGTGGAAATAAAGTGAAAAGGAGTAAATGATATGGACGATTACACAAAGGATGAAGACTTTTTAATACGGGTTCGCCCCTTTCACAAGAACAATGAATGGACAGGAGAAGTAGACATCTCTATAGTTGCATCATCTGACAATCCACTAGACGATGACAGTCTGGATGAACTCATGCACTTCTGTACTATGGTCTGTTCTACTGTTCCTCTAATGGAAACAGATGAAGCCTTACGTAACAGGGTACATGATTACGTCATGGATTGCTATGAAAGTACAACGGGTGATATTGCTATCAAGTTAGATGAAAAAGAAGTTGACATAACTCATGAAGGTGATAATATAGTACGTCTTAACTTCGGGACATCTACAAAAGGGAGTGCATGATGAAGGACCAGATACGACATGAAGAGTACATGAAACAAGCTATGGCACAGTCTGATGTTATCGTAAAGCCATTTCACTATGAGCGTTGGGAATTAGAACCTGTCACATTTATTATGAAGAATGATATGCCCTTTTGGATGGGTAATGTTATAAAGTATGTGGCTAGAGCAGGTGCAAAAGAAAACACAGATGAGATTACAGACCTGAACAAAGCTAAACGATACATTGACATGCGCATCAATCAGCTAGAGGGACGTGAGCCAAATGCGAGTTAAAGTTTACATTACAATTGACATTGACCCCGAAGACTATCCTGTACCTGCAGATGGCGATGTAGCTACTGAAATTCAGGATGGTCTTCGGGAGTACTTCTATGAGATAGAAGGTACTAGTGTACGGAATATAAAAACATTACAGGAGTGGGCAACATGAGAAATACATTACCAACAGACTACCAGAACTTTATTGCGCTATCACGGTATGCACGATGGAAGGAAGATGAACAACGGCGTGAGACATGGGGTGAAACAGTTACACGATACTTTGATTATATGACCAAGCACCTAAAGGATAGGCACAGCTATAAGATGCCTAAAGATTTACGTGCTGAATTAGAAGATGCAGTGCTTAGTCAATCAATCATGCCAAGCATGAGAGCCTTGATGACATCGGGACCAGCGTTAGATAGATGCCACGTAGGTGGTTACAACTGTTCTTACGTACCTGTAGACAGCCCTAGAGCATTTGATGAAACAATGTACATCTTGATGTGTGGCACGGGTGTAGGCTTCTCTGTGGAGCGTAATGCAGTAGACAAACTACCTGCTGTTAGTGAGGAGATGAACGAGACAGACACAGTAATAAAGGTAGGTGATAGCAGACCCGGTTGGGCTAAGTCACTTAAAGAATTGATTGCTATGTTATACAGTGGGCAAGTACCCAAGTTTGATATATCCGAAGTACGTCCTGCAGGTGCAAGGTTAAAGACATTCGGCGGTAGAGCATCAGGACCACAGCCTCTGATTGAGTTATTTAATTTCTGTATTGAGAAGTTCAAGGGTGCTGCGGGACGTAGGCTCTACCCAATCG